AAGTACGAAATGTACTTAGGAATTAATCCGTTTAACACAGAGTACAACCACGGCTCTAGAGCAGACAAACTGGTAGATACTGGCGCCCTCAGGAAAAAGGGCCTTACGTCACGTCCGTCGAGGTAATCACCTCCACAGGACTCCCTGAAACCCTCGTTTGAATAGAACGACTTCTCTTTATTAAGGAGCATGCCGAACTCTGTCATCGTCGCGATAAATTCTTCCGCGATCTTGACAGGCACAATACAGTCATCACCAAAGACGGAACACTCGAGTTTTTGATCCCATTCCGGGAACAGTGAATTCGAATGCTCGTCTTGCGAGATGTTAACTGCCTGTGCTAGGGTCCAAAAGACTAAGGTCTCTAGCGGAAAAGTTACCGCATTACCCATCGTGCTAAACATGTTCAATGCAACTTCCTGACCTTGAATGGTCATTTGTTTACATCGGACAGCGTCACACGCCGCGAACCATTGAGGTGGTAAAAGCCACCTAATAAGCTGCGTTAGCACACAATCACTAGCCGAGCTCCAATCAATTGTCGCACTCTCGTGCGATATCGAAGAAACGAAGGCAAGTACTCTGTGCTTGTTAGGGAGAGACTGAACGTCGATTCCGTACGCCTTCATTCGTTGGTACATTATGACCATTAAGCCTTGCTGCAAATACATATTCACAGTAGGCTCTATCGCTATCATGCGACGAATGAGATTGTTCTTCTCGACTGTAGTAGCGCGTGATCCATCTACGATGGCATACCTGCCGACCGTTAGGTCGGTTCCTTGATTAAGCAAATCAAGGGCTTCACTCAACGTTAAGTCGAGCTTAAGGAACGCTTCGAAGATTGGTTTCGCTTCGGCCGTAGTGCTTAAAGGGTAGGTAAACTTTGACTCAACGGAGGTGTCCATAAAGGGCACACCCTGCGAAGTCCCAGTCGAGTGACGACAAGCTCGTCGCCACTCATCCATCCTCAGCGAAGTACCAAGTATTGCGTAAGACAACGAGCGGGCTCTTAGTAGAACCTTCGTCCGCCTCGGCAAATTCCTAGTCACACGGGTTACCTCAGGGAATTCAATCCCATTAAAGGTGCCCATATGTGCATTAACGTTCAAGAATTTCTCGAACGTCTTTGACTCTAGGTCATCGGTATCTTCAACCTCACTGCAGTATTTCTTAGTGAAATCTGCAACTTGGCGTTTAGCAAAGTAGCGTGAATAGCGATCGGTTGGTCCGTACTCCTGTATTGGACCTAAAGTGGAAGTTACCACAGGGCCGAAATCACGTTGTATTGCCTGACACATTTTGTTAACATGTATATCAGGTGAAAAGAGCGTTTTTTGCTTTCTTCGTCTACGTACATTCTCATTCATAAGGGGATTCCAAAATAAACGATTTTCCGACTTA